GATGGTTACGCGGACAAGCTGCCGATCAGTGAGTTCGTTTGGGTACGTGATAAGAATGGCGACATAAGTAATAAGCGCGTGGATGAACTCGTGAAAGGTGATTTTTACGCTGAGAGAGTACCATCTCCATTACCGCCAAGGAGCGCAGATGAGATTCTTGAGTTTATGGCTAAGTGGTGCTTAGGCATTAGGTACGTTCGTGATCGCGAGTTCCCTGGATCGGAGCCAATCAAAATACAAGTAATTGATAAGAATAATATGGAGATATGTTCTTATCCTTATGCCAATACTAAGACTTGCATACGTGATGCAATTGAACCAATTATGGATAACGAAGAATTATGAAATAAAATAAATAAAAACATTTGACAAGTGCAAGTTAATCCTAAGTGATGCTTGCACTTTTTTATGTCACACTTTTACACGCCAGGCAAAGCACCAAAATTTTTAACTGACATAAAAACACCGCCACAAGCAGTAAAGCACGGCAAAGCGTGGCCAAGCGTCACAACTGTACTTAGTATCACTAAGGATGAATTCATCGATAACAGATGGTTTCCGCAAAAGCTAGTTGAGTTAGCTAGGCAGCACGATCTACCCTGGCAAGTACTGAAGGATATGACTTACGGCTTCAGGGAGCATCCCTTTACCGGTGATATGATTCCTAGCTCTGAGTTTGGTACAGCAGTACATAAACGCATCGAGGAGTGGCTAGAGGATGGATATATTACTGCAAGTCCATTTGATGATTACGCAAAGCCATTCGTGGATTGGGTAGAAGAAAATGAGATAGAAGTAATAGCTTGTGAGCATTTAGTAAGTGACGCAAGATTTAAGACAGCCGGCAGCATTGACTTCATTGGCCGTGACCAAGAGGGCGTAGTATTTATGGCGGACTACAAATGCAGGAGCTGTTCTGGTAAAGGCAAGTTTTATGGGAAGGACTGCAAGCAGTTAGCTATTGAAAGCGTTATGTTAGCAAAGCAAATGAAGCTGGATTATAATCCTTACATTATATCTGTCTGCATTTGTGCGAATACTGCGAATCATTTTCATAAAAGATGGACAAATGAAGAATTCAATTATTATTTTGAGGGTGCTAAGTTAGCATCCAAAATGTACTGGCACGAAAGAATGCTTAAACCGAAAAAACTAAAGAAAGGATAAAATGTGGATACTACCAAAACAATTACACACCTCAGCCTATGTTCAGGATACGAAGGGATTGGGCTTGGACTCCGAAGAGTTCTCCCAAACCTCAGAGAAATCGCTTATGTGGAGATCGAAGCCTTCGCTATCGCGAACTTGGTTGCAAAGATGGAAGCGGAACAACTGGATCCAGCGCCTATCTTCACGGATCTTAAAACCTTCCCTTACGAACAATTTCGTGGAAAGGTGGACATCCTCTCAGGCGGATTCCCCTGTCAGCCATTCAGCTCTGCTGGAAAGCGTAAAGCAACTGATGACCCAAGACACCTCTTCCCTTTTATCGCTGATGGAATCCGAAAGTGCCAACCTAGAATTGTTTTCCTCGAAAACGTACAAGGAATCCTTAGTTGCAAAACCGGTGACGGAGAACCAGTTCTCCAATATGTCCTCAGAGAGTTGGAAGAAATGGGTTACCAAGCAACGGCAGGAATATTCTCAGCGGAAGAAGTTGGCGCACCTCACCAGAGAAAACGAGTCTTCATCTTGGGCTACGCCAAGGGCAAGTGCTACGGACTCAACGAGACCAAACAAAAAGGGGGGAATACCTTTAGCAGATCAAGTCAAGAATTGGCCAACAGCCAGAACTTCGGACGCCGAGGGCGGTCGGATCGAGACGGAGATAACTCCAGATGGGTTCAAGAGCAAGAGACACAAGAGCAACCAGACCTTCGGAGCCAAGTTGAGGGATGCGGTGGAGACATACGAGGAGAAGAATTGGGCAACACCACAAGCCTTCGACCACGTGAACATCGTGAGGACTCCAGAGAAACTAGCCAAGACCAGAGCCGAGAAGAACGCAGGATGTATGAATCTAAGAGAACAAGTGCATTATCCAAATATGGATCACAGTCGCAAAACAGCTCAGAACTGGCCAACACCTGCAGCAAGGGATCACAAGGGAGCAAACTCAGTCAAGCATTGCATAGAGAAGCCAAGGCACAATACTCAACTTCCCAATGCAGTAATGATGAACGACTTGGACAAACCCCAGAATTGGCCAACAGCGAGAGCGAGGGATTGGAAGGACACTCCGGGTTGCGCTCCAAGCAAGATAGGGGATGTGAGCTTACCTCGCAAGGTCTATGGCCTTCAAGACCCAGCCAAGCCCAATACGAATGGGAAGAGCCAAGAGTCGTGGCCAACTCCGAGAGTAGGGGGACAGGACGAAAGTCAGGAGACGTTACAAGCAAGGGGCAAATCTGGGAGTCTACCAGCAAAAGCAGCCCCAAACCCATCGAGTGCAAAGCTAAATCCAAATTGGGTAGAGCAACTGATGGGACTACCTGTAGGGTGGACGCAACTACCAACCGAGTGGACCGATTAAGATTACTCGGCAATGGCGTAGTAAATCAGACAGCTGCTAAAGCATTTGTTACTTTAATACAAAGATTAACTTGAATAAATATATCATAAAAGTTGAACGATATGACTTCGCGCCTGGCAACGTACAGACTTACTGCAAGTGGGCTAATGATCACAAGCAAGCCCTAGATTATATATTTAAGAAAAGAAATAAAGACGGCCTTGCTATGTATAAGCGAGGCGGATTGGGAAAAATAATATCAGTCAAAAGAATGAGCGATGTATAATACTTCATCTGAATCAATAAGTAACTTTATTAAATGGGCGCAAGAGCGCCTAGCCCGTGAGGTTGAAGAAAATGAAAAGATTGAAGAGGAAACTGGAGAAGCTAATTATCAGCCGGACTCAGTCTTTGCTAGGTTCTATACAGAGCAAGATAAACTCAATGCCATAAACGGAGTAAACTATTACAGAGACAAAGGTATGAGTATGCCCGCAGCTTGTAATAAATACGGAATCAGCACCTCGAGTTATGGCAAATGGAGACGGCAACTTAGATTACCAGTTTATAAACGTAAATGACTTACTTGCCTCAAAACAAGATCAAGGAGTTCAGGGAAGCGAACAAACCTATGAGTTGCCCAATACTTGACGTAAAGACAGATGATTGGGTCGTGGATCACGATCATCAGACTGGTATGGTACGTGGCGTTATATCAAGGCAGGCTAACAGTTTATTGGGCAAAGTTGAGAACTTTTTCTTTGGTATGTGCAAAGGTAAAAAAGAACAATTACCAAATACTTTGGAAGCAATGGCAGCTTATCTGGAGCAAGAAACCTTGGATGTGCTTCACCCTGTGGGACTTGTACAACTTGCAAAAAAGTTTACTTCATCCTTGACAGCCAGGGAACAGGAGCTATTTCTTGAAGGTATGGGAGCAAGTACAGAACAAATCTTGGACTGCTCCAACGCCAAAGAGAGGCAAAAGTTATATAAACAATTAACAAAGGAAAAATATGAGCAACTCGCTTAGACAAAAGCTCTGTAACATACAGACGCAACTAAAAGCCCCAAAAGGGCAGACTAATAAGTTTGGGGGGTATAAGTACCGCTCCTGTGAGGATATTCTTACTGCCGTAAAACCATTATTGGATGAGTACAATTGTGCATTAATTATTGAGGATATTATGCAAGAGGTAGGCACAAGGGTATATGTCAAGGCTACAGCTACATTGGCGGATTGCGGATCCGAAGGTATTATATCAACCTCAGCCTACGCTAGGGAGTCCGAGACCAAGAAAGGTATGGACGATGCTCAGATTACTGGCTCAGCTAGTTCTTATGCACGTAAGTACGCACTGAATGGTCTTTTCTGTATTGATGATACAAAGGACGCTGATGCTACTAATACGCACGGTAAGGATGCTCCAAAAACAACCAAGGCCAAAACAGTAACTTCTACAGATTTTGACGATATTTTATGACACAACACGATAATACAAACCGGGGCGCTATCTTTACAAATGATAACGCTGATCACCCTAACGCTCCTTTTATGAAGGGGCCATTAAACGTAGCTGGTGTGGAGTACCAACTAGCTGCTTGGAAAAACGTAAGTAAGAATGGCAAGAAATACTTGTCCCTTAAGGTTGAACCACAACAAAGCAAAGCATCAGCTACAACAGCCAAAGCAGAAGAAGCTGATGAGGATCTTCCCTTTTAATGGAAGAGGATTATCCTATTGACGAAGAAAACTACCCACCGGAGTCCTGTCGTTTTGACAAGACCTGGTGGGAAGATTTTCGGGTTATTGAAGCTCACTCCATTTTAGATATGACTTCAAAGAAAAACAATGATTACACTGGCGGTGAGTCGTGCGATAATCCATTCGCTAATTTTGACGCTTCGACTGAATTTGGTGTTCATCCACTTACCGGTATCTGTGTAAGAATGCAGGATAAATTCCAACGAGCTAAAGCATTTTGCGCTGATGGTACGCTTTCAGTTGATACTAATGGTGACCAATCCAAGGATATTTTTAGGGATATAATTGGTTACTCCTTGATAGCCATAGGGATGATTGAACGCGAGGAATACCACAAGTCGCTCGAATTGGACTAAGGTGATAGTATGAAAAGCTATGACTTCAAAATTAAACCAAACAGTATCGGAAGGGCTGGATCTAGCCCTTTATCTTCACAACGAAATTGAAAAAGAGGAGGATACCAAGCGTATTTATAAGCAAGTAAAATACCTTGGACAATGCCTTAAATCAATGAAAGAACATTTGAATGCTGGAAGAGACAACGAACTATCCAAAGAATGTCAGTGCGGAAGAGAAAGTGTTAGCTTGCTGCACACTGGATGACAGTAATGACTTCTATGACCAATACGCAAATGTATTACGGCCAGAAGATTTTTATACCGTTCAACACCAATTATTATTTACTGCCCTTTCTGACTTAGCTCAGTCCGGCAGGATCCCAACTATCCCAAATATTACTGAGTCCCTGAAGCAGAAATCCTGCTATGAGGATGTAGGTGCCGATGTGCTGTTCCGTATCTTTGGCACAGTTACGACAACCTTAGAGGGTCGTGACAGTATTGATATAGTGAGGAGCAAGTCAAAGTCCAGACAGCTAATTAGGATGCTTCGTAGTAATACTGAGGATCTTATTACGGAAGCAAAATCCGCTGAGGACGTTACGCCCAAACTTGAGACGGACATTGCTAATTTATCCCTGTCAGTACACAAGGAAATGGGCATAGAAGGCTCTGTAATAGCCTTAAAAGACGAGTTAGAGTTACAGCATAGGAAAGAGTACGTAGAGGACTGTGTGAGGACACATACAGGAGATTTGGACAAGCAATTTGGGCTAGGTGGCATAGGCGCCGGTGAGGTTTTAGTACTCTCTGCTCCTACTTCTTGTGGCAAGAGTCAACTTGCTCTTAATATAGCTATTAAGTCCGCACTGAAGGATAAGTACCCAGTTGGCATAATTAGCCTTGAGATGCCACAAAAACAGATTGTCAAAAGAATCATAAGTATAAAATCACAATCCAATCTTAGAGAAATAAAGGATAGTAATATAACAGAGGAAAGGATGCAGAAAGTACGTGACGGCTGTGACCAGGTACAGAAGCTGCCAATCTATACAGTCCATAGTGTAAGGGATGTATTTGATATTTGTTCTTACGCTAGAACAATGGTACGCAGGTACGGAGTAAGGTTACTTGTGATTGATTACTTACAGCTTATACCATTTGGTCAGAACAAGAACCAATCCAAGAATGATGCTATAGCTAATATATCTCATACAATTAAGCAATTAGCCTTGGAGCTTGACATAGCTATTATGCTTCTGTCGCAGGTTAATAGGGAGGGAGCAAAACGCGAGGGCGGTTTAGCTATATATGATTTGAAGGACTCCGGTGATATCGAGAATGACGCTGATATTATTCTTCTTATGTGGCCAGCCCTTGGTGATATTGAACAATCAAAACTACTTGACGGCAATGGTTTTTATATCAATATGAAGTACTGCATTGCGAAGAACCGAGAGGGTGAGCGCGATCTAAAAGGTAATTTTAAATTTTATAGTTCCAAAGGAATCTTTGTATGAATTTGGTACAGGTAGTCCAACTATTAAGATGTTGGTGGGTTCTTCATTAACCCTTTCAACCACCTGTACCTTTTACCTTTATGAAAGAGATCGAACGCAAAATAATACAAGCCTTCAGTAGGCATTACCCCTTGCTTGGCGATTTTGCTGAGACGCACGAGATGAGTCCATATGACTTTGAGTGCGATTACTATATTGTTGAAATAAAATCCAGAAATAAACGTTATGATCCCTGGATTATTGAACGCGTCAAGGTTGATGCCAATACCGGTATAGCAGAAAGTTTAAAAAAAGATTTTTTGTACTTGACGGAATATAACGGTAACGCTTATATATGGAACATAAGCAAACTTATTCGTGATGATTATGATTTCAAATGGGAACAAAGACAAATGCCTAAGCAGACTGAGTTCGATAAGAATCAAGTAATCCAAAAGCAAGTAGGTTATTTATACGAGAAAAAAAGCAAAGAGATAAAATTATGGAACTAAGTAAGGACGATATTACAACTATACTTACACGCATTGATTTACTCCGTAAGGATTCCGCAATGCTCTCACATCGGATTGACCAAGATATGAAGAGACGTAAATCAATACAGGATGAGAAGAAACGCCTTAAAGGTCTTCTAGCTCAGAATGCAGAACTTTCCGCAAGAGCGGGTAATTAGGGTTAGCCCTCATCGCTTTTTAGTGTTATTTTGGCGGTGAGGGCTTTTATAATACAGGTAATTTTTTTGTACCTGGTTCTGCTGGTGATATTGGCGAAACCTGACTTGCTTTGATTAAAGAGAAAATTGTCTCTGCCATCTTTGACATAGGTCTTTCTTGTTCACGCGCAGCTTGCATTTCAGCTTCATCCCCACCTTCACCAATTAAAGGTAAACCTTTTTCTGAAACATCTGAGAAGAAGTTAGTAAGTAAGTATTTACCCAAATATGTACGTTTAGCAGCAATCTGACCCATTGCTTGGGTATTAGGATTAGCCAATAGACTTTTAAATAATTTAGGATCATTAAAAGCATCAACTAATATTTTATTCATCTGAGCACTTCTCAAATTAGTCAAAAGTTCTACTGTTGTTCTTTTACCAAACGCAGCCGCAGCTAACTGCCCCGGACCAGCTACAGTGCTAGCTGCTGCCCCACCAAACATAGTACCTGCTACTTGATCTAAAATTTTTGGTTTTTGTGTTAAATCTGTTACATTAGAAACAGTTCTTGAATTGTAAATATTGTACTTATTTACTTCATTAACAAAAGTGCGAACCCTAGCCATTTCTTGAGGGCTAAGTATTTCACTAAATGCAGCGTTTATTTCTTTGTTGCCAAATACTTGACTAAGTTTTGATAAGCCATTGTCTTTTGGGTTTCTGCTTAAATTAACAATGTAATCATATACTGAATCCTTAAAACCTTGCTGAACATCTGCTTTGCTAATGCCTATCTTCTTGTAATAAGATATTGGTGTTCTTCGTATTAGTTCTTTTATTTGATTAATGTTTCCAACTGGATCACCTGAACTAAATATTCTCTGCATTCGATTTGTTACATCCCCATTAAGAAAAAGACCTAATGCTTTTTCTCCCTTAGTAGAAAAAAGACTAGCGTACTGATCTTTTTTGTTCAAGAAATTAGTCCGGAGTGCATCGCTTACTTCTTTGGCGCTTTCGAGTTGAGCGCGTACTGGATGCAATAAAGGATCATTTAGAACCAAACGATGCTTCTCTAAAAACATTTCGGCTTGGATTGGATCAATACTGCCATCTTTAGCTCTTACGTTTTTTACAAATAAATTACGTAAGTAGTCCTCAGCTCCCTCTACTATAACTTTCTCTTCAGCCGTTATCGGTCCGGGTCTTGACAAACCAGTAGCCCTTCTTAATTGTTCAAAGCCTACCAAACCCTTTTGTCCGCCTTTACCTATGGATTGATCCAAAATAAAACGTGGATCAATAACTGACTCACCTTGACGAGTTCTTCCAAGTATCCTTTTTGTAAGGTCACCGCGGAATTGATTTTTTGATAATGCAGATATTTTTTTGGCTCTAGCTAATTGTACGCTTGTACCGCTTATCTTTTGTAAGTCCTCCCAAATAGCAGCACGCAATTCCTCAGCTATGTTTGCTTTTGTAAAATTTTGATTTTCACCAAACCTACGCGCCTTAGCAGCCGTTTCACCTAATTCACTATAAAGACCGTACAAATCATTAACTGTTTCAAGTTCACCGTTATTATTCAGGAACTCTTGAGCTTCATTAGGGATGTGTTTTAACTTAGGTTTAGCAATAGTGTTTTTTAATTCCTCAAAAGCCTTTCTAGCATTTGGGTACTTAAATGCGGAGCTAGATAAATCAACAGCTGCCCACGCTTCATCCTCCAAGCGTTTTACTTGTAAAAAAGTTTCATTAACAGCATCACGAATAGCAACGCTAATCATCTCAGGGGTAGCCTCATTACCTAATTCGCTCAAACGATTAAATGATGTAGTAATGTTTAGATCACTAGCTGCCTCAATTGCTAGTTGTAATCTTTTTTCCTCGTGCCGAACTAAGTCCGCAGCCGTCTTTACGTTAGCTCTTTCTCCAAAAATATCAGCAAGCCTATTTAAGTATCTTTGGTTTCTTGAATTTAACTGTACATCATTTGATAATTTAGCTAATGCTACTTCAAAAAAAGTAAAGCCTTCATCACCAGTAATAATTTCTAAAGGTGCTTCTGATCCTGGCACATTATCCATCCTTCGTGCAATTTCCTCTGGATCTTTATTGGCAATTGATTGCAGTATTTCTGATGCTTTTTGATAATTCTTCTTACCGTATTCTTTGACGTATTGGCCAGCTTCTGGGCGAAATAATGTTCGCCTCATCTTGTTGTAAAAAGTTGGTGAACCAATAGCAGTAAACCCACCGCCTATGGCTTGGGCTGTTTCGCCATATCCCCTGTACTCAAGCTCAGTTTCAGTAGCAGCACCTGCTAATTCTGATCCAGCAACAAGTCCTGGTCTTTTTCTTATCTCACGTAAGAAGGGTTTAGCTATAAGTTTGAAGCCCGGTACCTTTTGAGCCAGTAAAGAAAAAACACCAAATTTTGTTA